AAAAGATAGGGACACAGACCTGCAAATGCCTCTAATGGGCGTACAAACGCCTCGAATTCACACGCCGCTCAACGATTTACCCTCACGCGGTGGCGAATTGATCGACTTAGCAGCTAGTTTGGGCGTAGAACTTATGGAGTGGCAGAAATTTGCGCTTATTCACAGCCACAAAGTCAAGCCAGACGGCAGGTGGGCTACGCCTCAAAACATTTTTTGCGTCGCACGTCAAAACGGAAAATCATTTTTGCAGCAGATCAGAATTCTTGGCGGGCTGTTTTTGTGGGACGAGCCGTTGCAGATCGGACAAGCTCACACCCTCAACACCTCACTAGAGCAGTTTCGCCAGATGATGTGGACTATTGAGGCAAATGACTTTCTGGCTAAGCAGGTCAAAAAGGTACGCCTTAATCATGGCGCGGAGGAAATTGAAACAATGAGGGGCACGCGGTTCATGGTGCGTGCTGGTGGTTCAGCTGCTCGCGGTATCAGCCGACCGTCAACAATCCATTTGGACGAGTTGTTGCGTATGAACAACATGGACTCGTACGCCAGTTTGAGATACACCCTTATGGCGTCGCCCAATCCAATGCTCATGGGCTATTCCAACGCGGGTGATAACACGTCAGTAGTCTTAAATTCTTTTAGAGATCGCGCGCTTGCAGCTATTGGCGGTGTTGACGACAACATTGGGTATTTTGAGTGGTCGTCGCCAACAGATGAGATCAGCGTGGAAAATGCACGGCATGCCAACCCAGCAATGGGTGTAACTATTCATGAGGACAACATCAGGTCAGTGCTCAATGACCCGCCAAACGTGGTCATGTCGGAGGTATTGTGTCGCTGGGTTGTGGCAATCCAAAACATTGTTGATGCGAGCGCATGGAACAAATGCCTTGACAAGACAGTTGATCTTGACCCTGAGAAATTGACGTGGCTGGCTATCGATCTTTCACCAGACAGAAAACGAGCAAGTCTCGTTGGGGCGCAGAAGCTAGAAAATGAGTCGTTTGTCGTAAAGCTGTTGCACAGCTGGTCAAATGAGTTGCAGCTTGATGATCGGGAAATTGCAAACGAATTGGCAGACTATGCACGAAAGTATCCGACTGAGTATGTGCTTTACAGCAGAAAATCAGCTGGTGCGGTTGCCTCACGGCTTGCACCTGCTGGCATACCAGTATTTGACATGGACGGCGCGTATCCGCAGAGCTGCGACGAAATGTTGTCGGCTATTAACAGCGGCAGACTCAAACACCGTGGGCAATCACAGCTGACTGAGGAAATTCTAGCTGCGGTGCAATTGCGCCGTGGTGACGGCGGTTGGGTCATTGGCAGACGTGCCAGCAACGCCATTGTGTGCGGTGCGGTTGCTGTTGCGCTGGTGACACACTTTGCGACACGCCCAGACAATGATCTTGACATCATGGTTGGTTGATCGTATAAGCCTGTCAGAATTGGGACATGGGTTTATTCGATCTATTTGTGCCAAAGGTTACAGCTGCCGTCACAGCTGAGCCTTTGGACGTTGACGCATCACTTGCGCCGTATTTCACAGAAAATAACAATTTCTATTTTTACGGAATAGCGCAAGCAAACCGCGCAGAAGCAATGAGCGTGCCAACAGTTGCGCGTGCTTTGAGCATTATGCAAACAATTGCATCATTACCGTTGCACACACGCAATGAGGCAACAGGTGAAAAGATTTCACAGCCACGCGTTATCAATCAACCAGACCCAAGAATTCCTGGGTCTACATTTTACGGTTGGCTGATTTCCGATTTATTTTTTCACAATGCAGCGTATGCAATGGTCATGGAAAGATACGCCGATACAGGCAAAATTCGCGCAATGGAAAGAGTTGCACCAGAGCGCGTGTCAATCACTACAAATTTTGATAACACAGAAATTACAGCTTATGAGATCGACGGCAAGCCAATTGACCCAACAAACCTTGTCGTGTTTCCAAATACGCAAGAGGGTTTGTTGGCTCGCGCCGGTCGCACAATCAAAGCTGCTGCCGCGCTAGAAAAAGCGTCACTCAATTTTGCCAATGAGCCAACACCGCTCATGGTCTTGAAATCAAACGGCACATCATTGCCAGCAGATCGTGTTGCAAAAATTCTTAACGCTTGGCGTACAGCGCGTGCCAACAAATCAACAGCATTTCTCAATGCTGACGTCACAATGGAGTCAGTTGGTTTTGACCCTAAGAATTTGCAGTTAAATGAAGCCAGAAACTATGTATCGCTCGAATTAGCCCGCGCGTGTGGCTTGCCCGCTTATTTTACGGACAGCCAGCAATCATCATTTACATACGCTAACGCTTTAGACAAGCGACGTGATTTAGTGGACTTTGCGTTTCGCACATACATGTCAATCATTGAACAACGTTTGTCATTTGCTGATTTCACACCAGCTGGCAACAAAGTCATGTTTGACTTAGACAATTTCTTGCGTGGCAATCCGTACGAGCGCGCGCAGGTTTATGAAATCTTAAATCGTATCGGCGCAATGTCGATCGAGGAAATTCGCGCAGAGGAGGACATGTTGTTATGAAAAAACTCATTACACCAATTGCTATCACAGCAGCTGACTCAAATAGCCGTACGATCACTGGTCGCATTGTGACATTTGAGGAGACTGGAAACGCATCAATTGGCAAGGTGCAATTTGCTAAAGGCAGCATTGAAGCAAAGTCTGTTTTGCTTAACCTAGAGCATGACCGCACACGCCGTATTGGTAAGACTTTGTCAATCGAGGCAAACGATCAAGGCATTGACGCAACATTTAAGATCGCCAACACAACAGCTGGCACAGATGCACTTGTAGAAGCTGCCGAAGGTTTGCGCGACGGTTTTAGTGTCGAGGTTTATTTTGACGAGTATGAAACCTTGAAGGACGGCACAGTACGCATTATCAAGGGCGAAATGACTGGCGTTGCTTTAACGTCAGAGCCAGCAATTAGATCAGCGCGAGTCGCTGAGGTCGCAGCTACTGAGGGCGACGAGGAGATTTCTGACTCAACAATTGAGCCAGATGCAACACCAACAGAAAAGGACGACGAAGTGGAACAAACCGTTACACCAGCGGAAGCCGTCGAAACGGTAGAAGCCGCACAGTCAGTAACAGCAAATGCAAAGCCAGCAGTCGGCGGTTGGACATCAAAGCCACGCCTAGAGTTCACAGCTGCTAAGTATTTGGAAAACACAATCCGCGCCTCAATGGGCGAGGAGTCAGCACGTCAGTATGTCGCAGCGGCAGATGACACAACAGACAACGCAGGTCTAGTGCCTACACGTCAGTTGACAGAAGTCATCAACGGACTTGCAAACACAACACGATCAAGCATTGACGCGATCAGCCGTGGCGTTTTGCCTGATGCTGGTATGTCTTTCGAAATTCCAAAGATCACAGTCATGCCAACAGTTGCCTCAACATCAGAAGCAGGCACACCAAGCGAGACAGATCAAAACGCTGCATTTGTAACAGTAAATGTTGCAAAGTACGCAGGACAGCAGACATTTAGCGTCGAGCTACTTGACCGCACATCACCGCTATTTTTTAACGAGCTATTGTCAAACATGGCAGCAGCTTATGCAAAGGCGACAGACACAGCAGTACACACAGCAATTGCAACAGGTGCAACAGCAGATGCAACAACACTTGCTACATACCCAACAGCTGCTGAGTTGCTTGGTTTTGTTTCTCGTGGTGCAGCATCAGTTTATGCAAACACAAACGGCTTTGCTCGCAACATGATCGCTAACACATCACAGTGGGCAAACCTCATGACACTTAACGACTCAGGTCGTCCAATCTACAACGCAGCACAGCCAAGCAATGCTGGTGGTGTTGTACGCCCAGACTCAATTCGTGGAAACGTTGCAGGTCTTGATCTATACGTCACAGCAAACGTCGCGTCAGCAAATGACACAGACAAAGACGACTCAATTTTGATCGTCAACCCAAGCTCTTACACATGGTACGAGTCTCCAACATACCGTTTGCGTGCAGACGTAATCGCCTCAGGTCAAATCTCAGTAATGGTTTATGGATACGGCGCAATTGCAACCAAGATCGGTGCAGGCGCGTTTGGTATCAACAAGACCTGATAACTAGCCACTAACTAATCATGCGGCGGGTTCTCCCGATCTCGCCGCAGCAGTCGAAAGGAAACGGACATGCCAGCCATTGTTACAGCAAGTCAATTGCGCACGGTGCTTGGCGTGTCCGTTTCACTTTACAGCGACAGTTATTTAGACGAGATCATTAACACCAGCGAGGACGTCATTTTGCCAATGCTGGTTGCAAACGTTTCAGGCATTGATGCTTACAAGCTAGAAAACAACGTGGCAACATTTTTTACAATCCGTGAGCATTATTTTGTAGCTGGTCAATCAGTAATCGTGACAGGTTTGCCTGCACCATTTAGCGCGACTTTTACGGTTGTTGACAGTGCGCCTTATTACTTTACAGCTGCGCTTACAAATGCAGACGTCACATTGCGTCCAATTGTGCCAAACGGCAAGGCGACTTTGTCTGGTTATTCAGCTGCTCAAATCTATGCCAGCACACCAGCAATTGAGTCAGCCATTTTGGCTGTTAGCGTCGAGGTATTTCAATCACGCGTTGCAGCTGGTGGACAGATCGAGGGCGTGGACTTTGCCAGTTCGCCATACCGCATGGGTCGCAGCTTGACCAACCGCGTCAGCACATTGCTTATGCCTTATTTGGACGCCGAGACAGTGGTTCAATAAATGCCAGCAAACTCAATTGCCGAAACACGATCAGCTTTAGCAAACGCCTTTAGCGCGCTATCTGCAAACGTGTATCCAAGCGTGCCTGAGTCACCAATACCGCCAGCCATTGTTGTCGTACCTGACAGCCCATACATGGAGGTCGTGTTAATTGGAAAGGCAAAAACACAGGTCAAACTTAATTTTGCAATCACAGCCATTGTCGCCAGCAATAGCAATGCTGGGTCACTGGACAATCTAGAAAAGCTCATAATCGGAATTCTTGCGGCAATGCCCGCAGGATACGTCGTAGGCGTAATTGAAAAGCCAACGGTGTTGGAAGTAGGACAGTCTCCAATGCTTGTCGCTGACATAAACGTTTCGACTTATTACACTCAAACAACATAGGGGACAAAATGCCAACGACAATCATAACTGGTCGCGATTTAGTCGTGACCATTGCAACCGTTAACTATGACGCACAGGCGACCAGCGCAACTCTTGCGAACAGCCCAACCGTCGAGACATACCAAACACTGGACGGCAAGGCTTACAAGCACATTGACGATCAGTGGACTTTTGACATTTCAATGCTTGCTGACTGGGGCGCAACAGGTTCACTTTGCGAGGCACTTTGGACAGCTTGCGAAACAGCACCAAACACAACGCTGGCTGTTTCAATGACAGCGGTTACAGGCGCAGTTTTTGCATTTAACGTAATGCCAGTGTTTCCAAGCGTCGGCGGTGCAGCACCAGATGCACAGACCGTTGACCTATCATTTGTCGTAGTGGGAACACCTACTGAGACATTTAGCTAAAAACTACTAATCGGGAGACAAAATGAAACTACCAATCACAATTGAATACACAAACGGCGATCAGATCACTTACACAGCTGCACCGCCAGAGTGGGTCAAATGGGAGAAGCACACAGGACACACAATTGCACAGGCGCAGGAAAAGATCGGTATTTCTGATCTTGTATTTCTCGCCTATCACGCTATGAAACGTGAAGCAGCTGGAAAGCCTGTTAAGCCTCTTGACATTTGGACAGAAGGTATTGCTGAGGTAATCGTAGGTGAGGCAAACCCAAAAGCTACGCCGTCGGAAGCCTTAGCAGAATAGTTTGGGAGGTAGCTCTGGCGACAGGGCTACACCCAGATGTTTTTGAGACAGCCGAGGACATACTTACCGTCATTGAGATTTTGGAAAGGCGAGCAAATGGCTAAAGATGCAATCAGCTATGACAAGGCTGAGCTGCGCGCCATTACTCGATCTTTCAAGGCTATGGACGACGAGGCGTTGTCACAAGCTAAAGAGGCAACCTCAGCTCTAGCCACTTATGTGCAGGGCAAAATTAAATCCGCAGCTACTACAAAAACGCGCAACCTCGTTGACAATCGCGTTGCTGACGGCTCGAAAGTGTCTAAGTCATCAAAAATTGGTGAGATCAGTTTTGGTTATGCCTCACAGAAATTAAGCGGTGGCGCAACGACTCAGCAAATTTGGGGCGGCGTTGAGTTTGGGTCAAACAAATACAAGCAGTTCCCAGTGTGGTCAGGTCGCGAAGGTCGAGGGTCACGCGGTTGGTTTATCTATCCAACATTGCGAACAGCACAACCTGAAATCATTAAGCAATGGGAACAGTCATTTAACAAGATAGTTAAGAGGTACAACTAATGGCTGGAAGTCGTACCCTCAAACTCTCCATACTTGGAGACGTTGACAACCTCAACAAATCACTTAAAGCTGCCAGCAAAGATGTTGACACTTTTGGCGACAAAATGGGCAAGGTTGGCAAAATGGTTGGCGCGGCTTTTGCAGCTGCTGCCGCTGCCGCTGGTGCTTACGCAATCAAGATCGGCGTTGAAGGCGTCAAGGCGGCAATCGAGGACGAGAAGGCACAGACACAGCTTGCCGTCGCCTTAGAAAACGCCACAGGGGCTACAAAGGCACAAATTGCCGCCACTGAGCAATCAATCTTGCAAATGTCTCTGGCAACTGGTGTGGCAGATGATGAGCTGCGCCCTGCTCTGGGACGGTTGGTCAGATCAACCTCAGATACTGAGAAGGCACAGCAACTACTTGCCACAGCTTTAGACATAAGCGCAGCCACAGGCAAACCGCTGGAAAGCGTTGCAAATGCTTTGGGCAAGGCTTATGACGGCAACACAGCATCACTGGGCAAACTAGGCATTGGCTTATCAGCTGCTGAATTGAAAACAATGAATTTCACACAGGTGCAGGGCAAATTGTCAGACCTGTTTGGCGGTGCAGCAGCTCGTAACGCTGACACTTACGCAGGGCGCATTGCTCGCATGCAAATTGCATTTGATGAGGCTAAAGAAACAATTGGCTTTGCGCTATTGCCAATCCTTGAAAAGCTTATGGGTTTTATCAATAACAATGCTTTGCCAATCATCAACGCATTTAGCGGTGCTTTTAGCCTCAACGGCAATGGTCTTGGTGGTGTCATCACAACACTTGGCAACATCATCACTAGCGTATTTACGCCGATCATCAATGGCATGATTAAAGCGTTTGGGTATGTTCGAGATGCAATCGGTGACAACCTCGACACTTTCAAAGAATTTGGCGCATTGATCGCAACCTATGTTGCACCAGTTATAGGCACGGTTTTAGGCGGTGCGTTACAGGTAGCAGGCAAAATCGCAGGCGGTGTTATTGACGTCATTGCTGGCGTGGTCAAAATTCTTAACGGCTTAATTTCAGGTGCGGTTGCTGGTATCAATGCTTTGATCTCTGCCTATAACGCAATACCGTTTTTACCAAACGTCAGCAAGATTTCAACACCAACGGTTAGCGTGCCAACAATTAAGACACCAACAGTGCCAACAACGACAACGACTATTCCAAAGATTTCAGCACCGTCAGGCGGAGGCGCAACGACGACGTCAAGCGGTGGCGGTGTTTCAACAGCTGCAAAAGTGGCTGCGACCGCTGCCGCTGCGACGACTGGTGGCATTGGTTCATTTGATGCTGGACGTTTCCGTATGGGCGAGGAAAAAGACCGCGCAGGTACAACAATCAACCTGACCGTGACTGGGGCGTTTGATAAGGAAGGCACAGCACGCACAATCGTTGACACATTAAACAACAGCTACTATCGCGGCACAGGCGGCGCAACTAACCTGCAAATAGCATGACCCAGTGGACGCCAGTTTGGCTGGTAGAGATCGACGGCGTTTCTTACACTGACGCCGTTTTGGCTAACCTAACAATCAGGTCAGGTCGCACAAACATTTACGAGCAAGCCCAAGCAGGTTACGTCAATTTGCAGCTGCTAGACGTTAATCAGGCGACCATACCTGTCAACATCAACAGCACCATTTCAGTGCAGGTGCAGGATACGTCAAGCACATACGTCCCAATCTTTGGTGGCACAGTCGTTGACATTGCCGTGGAAGTGCGCGACGTAGGCAGCACAATGTTCACCCAGACATACAGCATCACAGCACTTGGCGCGTTGTCTCGCCTGCCAAAAGCATTGACAAATGGTGTGCTATCTAAAGAATTTGACGGAGATCAAATCTGGACAATTCTGTCTGACCTATTGCTCAACACTTGGGCAGAAGTGCCAGCAGCTTTGACGTGGGCAACATACGACCCAACAACAACATGGGCAACCGCTGAAAACGTTGGTTTAGGTGAGATCGATCGCCCAGGTGATTATGAATTAGCCGCACGATCTAGTGAGCGCACAGACGTTTATTCTTTGGTATCAAAGCTTGCAACGTCAGGTCTTGGCTACATTTACGAGGACGCATTTGGGCGCATTTCTTACGCTGATGCAACACACCGCAGTTTGTACCTGTCAAACAATGGTTATGTACAGCTGACAGCCAACCAAGCACGCGCAGCTGGTTTGCGCGTTGAAACAAGGGCAGGCGACGTACGCAATAATCTGACTATCCAATACGGTGCAACCAGCAGTGCAGAGCAAAGTGCCAGCGACGCAGACTCGATTTTGCAATACGGCACGTTGTCTCAGATCATTTCGACAACCTTGCACAACTCAGCTGATGCAACCCAGCAAGCCAATTTTTACCTTGCATTGCGCAAAACACCGCAAGCAATCTTTAGTGAGATCACGTTTGACCTGACAAATCCAGAGCTAGACAACAGCGACCGTGACAACCTCATTGGCGTGTTTATGGGTGAGGCAGTAGCAATCAATGACCTACCAGCGAACATGGGCGGTATCTTTCAGGGCTTTGTTGAGGGCTGGTCATTTCAAGCGTCGTATAACCAACTCTCGATCACTCTTAACATTTCGCCAACGGCTTACTCATTGCAGGCTTTGCAATGGGACGAAATCTCAGCTGCATTTACTTGGTCGGGCGTGTCGCCAACACTCGACTGGGCACGTGCGACAATTATCACCTAAGAAGGAGAAAACATGGCAAACCCAACGTCGAATTTTAACTGGCAAATGCCAACAGCGAGTGATCTCGTCACGGACTTGCCTGCTGATTTTGAGGTTTTTGGACAAGCTGTTGACACATCACTAGCTGATCTCAAAGGCGGCACAACCGATCAGGTGTTAGCCAAAAATAGCAACACTGACATGGACTTTAAGTGGGTCACATCAGATGATGCTAACGCGATCCAAAACTCAATTGTGGACGCTAAAGGCGATCTAATCGCAGCTAGTGCAAACGACACACCTGCCCGCCTAGCAGTCGGTGCAAATGGCGAGACACTTGTAGCAGATAGTTCCACTTCAACAGGACTTCGTTATAACGCAAACTTTGCAGCGGGAAAAAATGCAATCATCAATGGTGATTTTGGTGTTTGGCAACGCGGTGCAGGCGCATTTACAGGTTTGACTGGCACTTACAGTTCAGATCGTTGGACATTTTATGGACAAGGTTCAGGCGTTTCCCATAGTGCAACACGCGAAACATTTACACCAGCAACTGCGCCCGTTGCAGGATACGAAGGAACATTTTTTTACCGAGACGTAATTACTTCAGGTGCAGACGCTGCAACTCAAATGATCGTTATTCAGAAAATCGAAGATGTCAGAAAGTTTGCTGGTCAGACAGTTACAGTTTCGTTTTGGGCTAAAGCCAACACAGGCACACCAAAAGTGGGAATGGAGTTTTACCAAGATTTTGGTTCAGGTGGTTCGGGTGCAGTTTCAGGCACTGGTCAATCAGTAACAATTTCAACATCGTGGGCACGGTATTCAGCAACTTTTTCAGTGCCTTCAATTTCAGGTAAGACAGTCGGCACTGGTTCATCATTATTCTTAAATCTTTGGTTAAGTGCGGGTTCATCATCTGCAACGCGATCAGGAACAGTCGGCTTACAGTCTGCAACATTTGACATTTGGGGCGTACAGGTTGAAGCAGGTTCAGTCGCTACCGCTTTCCAAACTGCAACAGGAACAATCCAAGGAGAATTAGGGGCTTGCCAAAGGTATTACTGGCGAGTGACCGCAGACTCAACAAATACTGCTGCAAAATTTGGCGTAGGTTCACCTCAAAATACAACCACAGGTTATGCATCAGCGGTCAATCCAGTTCCAATGCGAGTTCCAGCAACTTCGATCGATTTTGCTAATCTTGCTTGGATGAACTTTGGACTTACATCTTATGCCGCATCTGGACTTGTTATTGCTGGTGGTAGCCAATCAACGACTAACTCATTTTTCCAATTTACTGGTAGTGGTTTAACTGCTGGCCAGTTTGGTTGGGTTCAATCTAATAGTTCATCATCAGGCTACCTCGGATTTAGTGCGGAGTTGTAAAATGGAAAATGTAACTTTTATCGAAATTGAAATGCCAAACGGCACAGAAACTCACGCAATCATTGATCGTGGCAATGGCGAGTTCACCTCAATGCTCAAATCAACCTATGACGCTATGCAAGCGGAACAATCCACACCAATTGTGACGGCTGATGAGTAACTACCCGCAAGGCACAAATGCCCGATTGATCGAGGTTGCAGCTGCTGAGGTTGGAACAATCGAGGAAGGCGACAACCTCACAAAGTACGGCAAATTTACAAAGGCAGACGGTTTGCCGTGGTGCGGTTCATTTGTCAATTGGTGTGCAAACGAAGCTGGTGTCAAAATTCACAGTGTTGTTGGCACAGCTGTTGGCGCACATAAATTTAAGGAAATGCAACGTTGGTCATCAATGCCGCAGCTTGGCTATTTGGCTTTCATGGACTTTCCACATGACGGCGTAGATCGCATTTCACACATTGGCATTGTTGTTGGACTTATTGATACAAAAACATGTTTGACCATTGAAGGCAATACGTCTGGGACAGGCGATCAACGCAATGGTGGCATGGTCATGGTCAAGGTCAGATCGTACGGAGAAGGCAAGGAAATCGTCGGTTTTGGCATACCTAAATTTGTGCCATACAAGGGCGAATTTCCACAGGTAGATGCACCAGCTGCAAAAGCAGCCGCAGTCAAAAAGGAGAGCAAAAAATGGAACAAGCAAAAGCCGTAGCAGCCTCATGGGCGCGCTCATTTTTGGCAGCTGCACTTGCCCTATACATGGCAGGCGTGACTGACCCAAAGACATTGGCAATGGCAGGGGCAGCAGCTGTTGCACCAGTGATTTTGCGCTGGCTTAATCCAAATGACAAAAGTTTTGGCAACTTGGGGAAGTAGCCAGAAACTTGCGGCGGCAGGGTTAGTTTGGGCACTTGCACTAATCCTGTCCGCTTGCGGGTATCAAGGCTGGACTCGTTATGAGTGTCAAGAATTCGACAACTGGTCAAAAGCGGAGTGTCAGAAACCGCAATGCGTCCCAACTGGAACATGCACTGACGACTTACTTGGCATTGACCCGTGATAAGCCAGCACGTCGTAAATCACCAGAGGAAGTACACGCACAGCTAATCCTGATTATTGGGGCAACACTAGCTGCGGTGTTTTTGGTTGTAACGGTTGGAATTACCTATGCACTGATCTTTGTCACACAGCCAATTGGGGCACAAGCACCCAATGATGCTGCATTTATTGACTTGCTGAAAACACTTGCAATCTTTCTTACAGGTTCGCTGGGCGGTGTGCTGGCTGGCAACGGACTTAAATCCAAGCCAAAGCCACAGGACACGCCGACAAACACGCAAGGTTCTTGACCGCGCGCCGATCATGCGTCACCCTGAGTTCAGGTGGTAACACTTACCGCCTAGAAATCGGGAGAATTCTAAATGGTACTTGATCTATTAGACCCAGAGACTTTGGGTCGTTTGGTTGGCGTAATCTTTCTTATGGTGCTTGGCGGTGCTGCTGGTTATGCCAAAGGCTTTAAGGAAGGCAAGCGAGAAGGCATGGCACGCCGTAAAGCGATTAGCCGTCACATGAGCAACAAGGTGGCTGACTAATGGCATTTCTTGATAACTACGAGGGCAACAAAGAGCGCACAGATCGTTGGAATTCAACGTACCCAGAGGGTCGTTTGCAGGCACACATTGTTGAGTTTAATGCTGAGAAAGGTTACATACTCGTACAGGCTAAAGCTTGGCGCAATCAGTCAGAGATCGAGCCAGCAGGCATTGATTATGCATACGGCTTTGTTGCAGCTTACAACCCAAACATGAAACGCTGGTTTGTCGAGGACACTACGACCTCAGCTTTGATGCGCGTCATGGCATTGGTCATGGGCGGGACAGAAAAGGCAACTCGCGAAACAATGGAACAGGTCGAAAAGCTATCAACAAAGGTTGCAACAGCTGACGTCAAGGCTGATTATGATTACTGGACAACAAAGCACGGCGACGTGCCTAGTTACGCCACAGCAGGAGAAGCTGAGCAATCAGGCATACCGTCGCTAGGTTCATCAATTGACGAAATTGCAAACCAATTGGGCGGTCAACTGGTCGAGGAAAAGCCACGCTGCGAACATGGCACACGCGTCTGGAAAACAGGGGAGTCAGCCAAAACTGGTAAAGCTTGGGGCGGGTATTTCTGCACTGAGAAAGCCAAAGCAAATCAATGTGAGCCTGTTTGGTATCAATTAGGCAGCACAGGGCAATGGGTGGTGCGTTTGCCATGATCAACCCAAAAGACATTTACAAAGCAACCGACGGCAAGATTTACAGTTTTAGCGGATACGGCGGCGTAGAGAATTGCTCACAATGCGACGATTTCACCCAAGTCAACGAATACGACCGAGAGGACGGTTTGGTCGTTTGGTTTTGTAAAAAGTGTGAGGACAGGTTGCATTTATGAGCGATTACATGGAGATGATCGACGTCAAAACAATGATGTGCAAGCTGCTTTGCAATGGTGAAGTCGTGGCTGAATACAAAGTAGAGCAGTGTGACAAATGTTCACAGATCACAAAGCTTGACTCATTTGGCTATCAAAAAGGCTATGACGCACGCGAGAAGGTCATTTGGTTTTGCGGTGGTTGCCGTTGAAAATCAAGCTCACAGCAAATGAAATGTGTGTGTGCATGGTTGCAGCTGTCAAGATCACCAGCGACAAAGGCGACCTGCTAGAGTCAAAAGGTCATTACAACGACACACCGTTTATGACTTACTTGGCAGAGTTAGCAGAGTCAATTGGCAGTGAGTGGGCAGTAGCAAAATACTTTGGTTTACCGTTTGACCCATTTGAGGACAAAGGCAAGCGCAAGGCAGATGTTGGCGCAGGCATTGAGGTGCGCTGGACAAAGTACGAGCTGGGTCAGCTGATCGTCTATGAGTACGACAGACCCAATGACATTGCCGTGCTAGTAACAGGCACAGCACCCAACTACTACATAGCAGGCTGGATACCAGTCACAATGGCGCAGAAGCCACGATACCGACACAGCAAGCAACCGACTTGGTGGGTCACACAAATTAACCTGCAACCTATTGAGAATTTGAGGAAATCCAATTATGGAACAAGTGCAATTTGAGTGCCGCATTTGTAAAAAGGTGACAAGGCAGCTCGTACATAAAATCACAGACAACCTGCCAAAAGGCGTCGAGGTTATCCAATGCACCAAGTGCGAGGTTATGGGTGTTGCCCAGATAGGAAAGACAGATGCCGACGTATGAGTACAGATGTGTAGCTTGCAACATCAGCTATGAAGTCACAGAAAAGTATGCAGAGCACACAACGCCGTATTGCTGCGGCTTTATGATGAGTCAGGTTTATGGTGCACCAGCGATAGTGTTCAAGGGTAACGGTTGGGCGGGTAAGTCATGAAGTTATCCACAGAGGTTATGCACAGGGTGTGCGCAACGCCCAAGAGCACGCTCAATAACCTGTTAAACTTGACAGTGTTGGTACGCTGGTTTCGCTTGAAGCGAGCCGCTGAGGCGGGTAGCTCGCAAGGGCGCAATCGGCTAATGGGCAAGGTCTATGCCATTGCGGCATTGCTTTCAATGACGACAACACTCGAAGCAAATGCAGCTAATTATTCAATAGATCATCTAAAGCTTTATGCACACAGCAGAATTCTTGATTACAAAGAGTTCCAATGTTTCAATAAGATCATTACCAAAGAGAGTCGTTGGTCGTATCGCGCTCGCAATGGAAGTCACTTTGGTCTAGGACAAATGAGGTCTAAGCACTATCGTGACCTCGACCCATTTAGACAGATAGATGCCACAATCAAGTACATAACAAACCGTTATCAAACGCCATGCAAAGCGTGGGCATTTCATCAAGAGAGGAACTACTACTGATGAGCAGTGCATTACAGGGTAACGGCAGCACAACCA